GGTGCACTGCCATGGAGGCCCGGGGGGGGTAATGTTACACGCTTGGTTTTTAAGCAAACGTGAGAACCAACCCAGCGTAGTGAATCACCAATTCATTGCGATTCACTCCCGGTGCCTAAATGCTGTACCTCCTGATGGGGCGAGGAGCCCCGTATGGCCTTCAGGCCATAACCCAACGGCGTTTTAGTGTGACTGCGCCGTGCAGTGCAGACCGCTTCAAGTGGTCTCGTGCTGTAACGGTGATTGCCTGTATCAATTCCTCGAAATAATCGAGGTCATGAGGAACAAGCAAGTCATCCAACTGTGTGGAATTACACTTACAACGTGTAACGGTGGCTCGGTCCCCTTGCGGGAAGCGAGTGGTTCCACATACCTCGCACATTGTCGGTAAGACAGGGTCCGAAGACCTTTCAAGCCGCAATAGGCACTTACTCAAAGCTGCGAATCCCCCCAGCACATCAGTGCGATATACGGGGCTTGGTACCAGGGCCTGGACTTCTAGGCGCTGCAACTTCTCGTTCCACCTTTCGGCGGAACGAAAACCCAAGTAAGAGATTCGTCCCAACGCTTCACTGTCCTCTCTCACGTAAGGGAGATCCCCTACGATATCTTCAATTCGTTTGAAAAGAAGATCTGCGGACCGCCAAAACCCTCTTAAATAGAGTTGATTGGCAGTACTAACAGCAGAGATTAGCAGAGAAGATTGTTGCCTGTTTTCGGGAAGCTCATGGCGGAAATAAACCGGTGTAACCGGATCTCCATCATAAGCATCGACGCCGCAAGACTCTCTGAACTTCCCAGTCCAGAAGGACTTGCTAACGTTCACCTTGCAATTGTACTTAAGCAGGTGTCTGAAAACAGCGTCCGCATTCGCGCTGGGGACGACAAGGTCGTCTCCATACACGTACACGTCTCTAACAACGTTCGAAACGTTGCGAGGCGTGCAGGAGAGTTTTCTGTCAGCCAAAAGAGCCATTACACACAGTGTGTAAAAGTACATGGCTTCGATTGGAAAACAGAGAGCGCTACCCATAGACGCGAACTTGCTTAGTGGAGAGATGATCTCTCCCCATGGCATTCTCGCGCTACTCGAACGACATGCTAAAATCGCCTCCCGGAGGTCCGGGTTCGATCTAAACATATCCAATGCAAATGTGAGTGGAACTCTGTCACTCGCATCAGAAAGATCTATCGTTGCCGACAGACCTGTCGCCGACGCTACCAGCGCCTGAGACTGGTTAACCTTTTGGTCACGGAAGTTAATGTGACCTTTCGTTAACCAGTAACTCTCGATTCTCTCGTAGAGAAAATTCCGAATTCCTTGCTGTGCATATTGCATGCAACATGGCTCAATAGCGATGATACGGGGGGCCTTTAGTGTTTTAGGAACAGTGATCACCTTTACAGGTAATTCTTGTTCCTCGGGCACAATCGATACAATCTGAACCTCTCTAGACCGGTATTCAATACCCAACTTGCGTTGGATGTTGCCGGCTGCCATGGGGTAGCCAGAGCCGATTAGGGAGAAGTACGGTTCAATTCGATCATACCAGCTCAGCCAATGATATTTCTGGTTACCAGAGATACCATCTGCAGTAGCTCCTGGACCGTGTTGAGGACGAGCTTCGCTGAGTTTAAATCCAGCAAAAGCATTATGCCACAGCACATCAGAAACGTCCAAAAAGTAGGACGTCTCCTCGTCAGTAAGCTTGAAATCACTGAAAGACCGCTCAATCGTAACGAATGATTCGAGCGCCGCATGTACTCTTTTCGGAGCACAGACGAACTCAGTTTTCGCGTAGAAGCGGCAAATCTGCCGAACTGCGTCGACGACCGAGGAGAAGCTCGAAGCTCCCGTGTAGGGGATTGATTCATCATGGATTAATTCTCCTGTTACCAAGTCAAAAATCAGACTGGTCATACCTTGCAAGAATGCAGGAATTGACCCCCTCTTCACCCGGCGAAAGCCTTCGAAGAGTGTTGAGTCTATCCGCCCGTTAGCTAGGCTTCTCTCGAAGTCCTTAGCAAAGCGCGGAAGGGTTATCGTCAGAAATGACAACCCTTGAGTTTTGACACGAGATCTGATTGTTTTGAGATCTCGTTTTTCTAAGGTAACATCAGCGGAACACATGACGACCGCGTCTCTATAGACTGCAGTCATCAACTTTAGATATTGGTCGTTTAAGCTTTTCATAGGGGTCTCCCAACGGGAGGTCTCCTATCGACCAACTACGTCTAGCTACAGCCAGCAAATGCTGGCGGAACAAACTATACGCAACAGTACTTACATCCCAGCAAAAACAATGAGTCAAACCTACAGTCTATTTCGTAGGTTTTAACAGCCCCTCTCTAATGAGGCAGAAACGCTCATCATCTCTGGAATGAAAGGAAGGCTAGAAAGCAAGTGGATCGCCCCTTTAAAAGGCGTCCCAGGGATACTCCTATAGGAATTAAGGGTTTTTCAACCCTGTTTCCCATTAGGAACAAGTTTCGTGCGAACCCAGTCCAAGAGCCGAACAGAGATAGCCTTAATTAGGGCCTTCTTGTCCGGTAATTTTCTTGGAGGGAGTAGACTACGATTCTTGCCCATAAAGCTTATCAACAGCCGTGTTGTCGAGGAAGGTCTTAAGACCCGCGACGAGTTGCTCAGTCTGCGCCATCGAAAACCCCGCGAGGGGTCTATCAATGACGATATAGACTGACATTGTCTCGTAATCGTTGACAGTTGTCAACGGGTCCGGGACGACGGATCGCTGGTCCACCCTGACCATGGATCGGATACGATTCGATCCCTGGTTCTGGTGGGAGATTTTCAACGTAAAGGTAAGATCGTTCTTTTGATAGAGCGATACCTTTCCGTTGTTCTCCACCCTAGGAAGAACTTGCGCGACCGCATTAACAGTAATAGTTTGTGGATCACTAAACATAGGTGGTTGACCTCATAAAGTTATGGGGTTTGTTAACCAAGTGGCAGGTCGTACACTTCCCAAGTGTAAAACTTGTCCAAGACCACTTGACGGTGATCGGTTACCGGCGACTCTGACGAGTCACTCCGATAGCTCCGATAATTGCTAACTGACGAGGCGACAACATGTCGTTCGTCAGGCTAAAACCATAAGAACTGGACGCCGGATCTCTTTGTTTAGTCTCCACGGTACGTGGAAACTCGAGGAGGAGAGGCCCACTTATGAACGGATGAAGAACTTTCACCGTCCGTTTGTAGGAGTACCGCCTCATCACGTAGAAATTCGACGCTGTAATGGAATCAAACATGGTATCCGTCAAGGTTTGCACATGCTTACCTATATTCGTGACCCATGAAAGAAGCCATGCCCAGGGTAACACACTCCAGACAGTCGAGGGGTTGACACGTACGCCGTATACCGTAAGGTAGCGACGTATTGCCTTCCACATTGTGTGGTAGTCCAATGCGGCCCGATCGAATTCTGGGCGCCAAAATGAAAAAGAACCAGTCGCGTAGATGTCGGAAGACCATTCATCCCACATCTCCACGATGATTTCTCCATTGAGGTACTTCCATGGAATGGCCACCGGGTAGCAAGGGGAAACATTCCCCTGCACACTCCGGTAGACACGTCCAGAGAAGTGTTCGCGATTAAGGTGAACTCGTCGCTTCATAGGAACGCCGTTTCGATTAGAAAGCTCTTCGATAAGCGCTCTGGTGTTCTCACAAATGTTCGAAACACTAGTGAGATCACTAATGAAGGGACGCCAGCCGAACTGGTGGTTCAAATAGTGGTTTGCTGCCTTCTTTGGCAGCATTTGCCAGCCCATAGATTGTCGAGAATTGACTCCCACGGTTTTCCGCCAAGCATCAGCTAGGTATTTGGAGTCCTGTCGAAGGACGTTCAAACCCTTGGCCACGCCTGTAATGGCACCGAGAGAGGTTTTCAACATATGAGCTAGGTCTCGGGACTCATAAAGAGCCTCGAAACCATTCATTTGATCCAATTTGGGCTTCATCAATGACCAAGCCCGTTCACCCCATGCTGAAATATCGGGAAAGTACTGACCGCCGAAAAGCGAGACACTGACAGGATTTGTAAACAAATCTGCCATGTCCCAAAGCGATTCGTCGATAGGAGCCGAAAATCCGGCATCTAGTACAGATTCAGACCCGCGGACAAATCCGTCGGTGTTACTGATACTGTTCCTAGAACCTTTCCCGTAAATCCTCGAAGGATCATATCCCAATTCACACTTCAAAATGCGGAGCAAACCGCCAGCAGCATACGGGGGGCCAGGATGAACTTCATCAAGGCAAGCCCGAATGGTGCGATACGCCGGAGAAGGATTATAGTACTGAGGACTCAGCTTGTAAGGTGAGCCAGAACCATAATCCTCGAGCTCAGACGTACAGATTGTGTACGTTGAGTCAGGTGACCAAACTCGTTTGTGATTGTACTCACACCCAAGTGAGACCGTTGCCAAATTATTTGGCACTGACAGACGACGAAGTCGTGAAGGGAATTCAGACATGTGTGTACCTTTCTTATGGAACAAGTAGATATCTAAAAGTAGATGCACTGCATTCTACTTGCGGTTATAGAGAACACCACCGCTGGTGTCCAAG